ATTCGCCAGCTGGTGCGATAAAAACCCAGCAGTCATTAAATGGAAATCCGAGGAAACAGTCGTACCTTATCGCTGCCCCACCGATGATAGAATACATCGCTACTTTGTAGACTTTCAAATTCAAGTCAGAAACAAAGATGGTGGGTTGAAAACATATTTAGTTGAAGTAAAACCATTCAAACAAACCCTACCTCCAGAGTATCCAGGTAGACAAACCAAAAGGTACATAACCGAGTCTATGACTTTTATCAAAAATCAGGCTAAATGGAAGGCTGCTACGGAATATGCTAAAGATCGAGGATGGCAATTCAAGATAATTACCGAGCATGAACTTGGGTTAAAGTGACCTAAATAATTGTATGGCTAACACAACCCCACCTAAAAACCCTTCTTCGCTCAAAGACGTGTTCGAGAAGAACAAGTATTCTCTCGCCGATGCGGCAAAAAGATCACGCTCTTGGTTCGATCAACAAGCTCTGCTATTAACGAAGCAGGGAATAACACCACCTAAGGTTATGAAGGGTGACGCTTCAGCACTAAAGAGTACTGTGAGTCCAGGTAAACTCTACATGTACTATTATGACCCTAAGTTAAAGGCTGAGTTACCATATTATGACAAATTCCCTTTGGTGTTTCCATTCAGAAAACTTGAGGGTGGGTTTCTCGGTTTAAACATGCACTATTTACCGTATGTATTGAGAATTCGCTTGCTGGACAAACTTATGAACTTTGCCAGCAACAAAAAGATGAACGAAAACACCAGACTCAGATATTCGTGGGCGCTAATTGATGGGGTTTCCAGATATAACGCTGCTATCCCTTGCGTCAAACACTATTTGCTAGATCACGTAAAAACTCCCTTCAGAGAAATCCCATCATATGACTGGGCTACAGCAATGTTGCTTCCCGTAGAAAGATTTTCTGGCGCAACTAAAGAAGTTGTTTGGGCTGAATCAAGAAGAAAAATGGGCTAATATGGCATCAATATCAAATTTCATTTCAACTGTTAAAAGCGAAGGTCTTGCAAGAACTTCCAGATATACAGTAAACATAACACAACCAGCATCATTCTCTTATGGAAGTTTAGACCTGAGAGTCGTTACAATGTATTGTTCTGATGTGACTCTTCCAGGAATGACGCTGACGACAGCTCAGCTAAGAACTTTCGGTGAATTGAGAGAAACACCATACGATAGAGTTTACGATAATGTCAACATGACGTTTTATGTAGACACTCATATGACAGTAAAAGAATATTTTGATAAGTGGATAAATTCCATTCAAGATATTAAAACACGAACTTTCGCTTATTATGAGAAATATACTACACCGATTATTATTGATGTTGAAGATATCAATGACATGACAAGATATAGAGTTAAGTTACATGAGTGTTATCCTAAAAATATAGGATCTATTCAGCTGGCGCACGATCAAAAAGATGTAATGAAACTTCAAGTTTCTATGAATTATAAGTGGTGGGAATTCGAAAGAACAGAAGAAACAGAAGAAGAACAATAAGGAGAAGTAAGATGGCAGAAGAAGAAGTAAAAGTAGAACCGAAAAAAGACGAAGACTGGATGCAGAAGAAGTGGCGTCCAGCTATGGGCTGGATGTACATGGTTGTTTGTTTCTGTGACATGGTTCTATTCCCAGTAGCTTGGAGTATTCTACAAGCTGTACTGAAGCAACCAGTAACACAATGGAATCCATTAACTTTACAGGGTGCTGGATTATTCCACCTTGCAATGGGTGCTGTTCTGGGTATCGCTGCATGGGGTCGCACTCAAGAGAAAGTTGCTGGCGCTGCAAGTAACGCTCCAGTACCAGGAACACCACCTGCTCCAATGGCACCTACCACGACAGCAATAAATACAACACCAGCACCAGTTCCTCCACGTCCATTACCAACAAGAATGGACAACGATACTGCTGGTGACCCACCAACACGAAACACTCGAAACGATTAAGATGAAAATTGATGATAGATTATCAGAAGTCTTTGATGTTCCTACTATAACTAAGACCGAAGGTGAAGTGATAGATGCGTCTACTGGCGAGATTATTCAAAAACCAGTAGAAAAAATCGAAGATGATTATGACAGAACACGAAATAACTTACACGAGTTACTTGTGAAAGGGCAGGAAGCTCTGAATCATGCACTAGAAGTTGCAAAACAATCAGAGCATCCTCGTGCGTTTGAGGTAGTTGGAAATTTGATGAAGCAGTTAGCTGACGTGAATCAGCAATTGATGGACATTCATCAACAGAAAGCCAAACTTGATGGTCCAGGAAAAGCGGACAAGCAAGTTACAAATAATAACGCTATCTTTGTTGGTAGCACAGCTGAGTTGAATAAACTTATTAAAAATATGACTAAAGGAGATTGATGTGGCTTTACCTGTGAATACATCACCAGTATATTCGATGGTTATTCCATCTACTGGACAAGAAGTGAAATTTAGACCATTCCTAGTGAAAGACGAGAAAGCTCTGTTGATTGCTCAACAAAGCGAAGACCCAGAAGTAATGGCAGAGACATTAAAAAATGTTATCAGTTCTTGCATCACGACGCAAATTGATGTTGACAAATTAGCAACATTCGATTTGGAATACATCTTTACGCAAATGCGTGCAAAGTCTGTAGGTGAAAATGTGGATCTGATGTTCCCATGCGATATCTGCCCAACGGACGATGAGAAAGCTCGTGTTAAAATTAGTTTTGATCTAACTAAAATCAAAGTCGAGAAAGACGCAGATCATACGAATAAAATTCATCTATTCAATGACGTTGGTGTGGTGATGAAGTACCCAACTATCCAATCAATGAATAGATTTAAAGAACTTAACGCTGACAATCTAGACGACTTATTCAAACTTATCGCAGAGTGTGTTGATTACATTTATGATGGCGATGAGATTCACTATGCAAAAGAACAAGCATTCAATGACGTTCTTGAGTTTATGAACAACCTGACTTCTGATCAATTCAAGAGTGTTCAAAAATTCTTTGAGACTATGCCGAAATTAAAACAAAATGTGCAGTACACTTGCCCAGTTTGTCAACATCAACACAATAAAACTCTGGAGGGACTCCAAAGTTTTTTTTAGTAAACCTTTGTCACGATAGCTTGTTCAATCATTATAAAACAAACTTTGCAATGATGCAATATCACAAATACTCTCTCGCAGAACTAGACAATATGATACCATTTGAGAGAGAAGTTTATATTGCCATGTTAGTGAAGTATCTTGAAGAGGAAAGACAAAGGTTAGAATCATCAAAATCAAGAGGTAGAATGTAAGATGGCACGACAAGACTATATCGTTCACGTTAGCTCTAGCGAAATGAAGAAGCTGCTGGAAGTGCAGCAACAGGCGCTGGGTTCTCTAGAATCTATGAGAACGACTCTAGAGAAAGCACAAGAACACGCTGTTGTTAATGCTGAACGAATAGAACAGTTTGATAATAGATCTACCAAATTACAAGAAGAGTCTAACGATTTAACTAAGGATCTGTTAAAAACTTCTGAGAAAAGTTTAGAACAGCGAGGAAGAGAACTAGAAGCTATTACGCAGATGAGTGAATCTGTAAAGACCTTCGACAGCTTCGCCGATAAATTCGATAATTTCACAGACAAACTTAAAACGAATTTAGACCCGTCTAACCTTAAAGAGACGATGCTAAAGAAATTTAACTTTGGTGGCGTATTCGACAAGAAGATTGAAGAAGGTAAGTTCATCAAGCAGCAAAAAGCATTGGGTAGTGAAAAATCAGATAAAGAACTAAAAGCTGATTTTGAAGAAAGAAATACAGCTGCCAAAGCTATCAAGAAGAATGAAGCTAAGATTAGCAGCCTTAAAGAATCAACTGGGCTGTCAGAAGAACAACTGAAGAATGCTCCACCAGAATCTGCTGCTGGAAAACTATTTGCTGAAAGAGCGCAGTTGGCTCAGAAGGTTGAGAAGACTGATATTAGAAGTTCATATGTAACTAACAATACAGAAAAGTCTAATACTGAGAAAGTCAAAGAATCTGAAGTAATAACAAAGACAACAACACCAGCTGAACCTGTTAAGATTGCTGAAGTTATTAAACCTATTCCAGTTACATTCGCCACACCAGATACTGCTGACCAAAACAAACAGCTAAACGTATCTGAAGATGAGATGGAAGCTGCTCGCATGCAGGAAGACCATCTTGATGTTCTTAAGGCGATTGAAAAGAACACACGAACTGGTGTAACTCCAGGCGCACCAGCCCCAGCTACTTCTAGTAGTGGTGGTGGTTTAATGGGTGGTATTGGATCTGGTCTCAAATCACTTGGTGGTGGTTTGGCTGGACTAGGTAAAGGTATCGGTAAAGGTGTTGAAGGATTATTGAAGGGTATCGCTGAAGGTATTAAATCTTTCGGTAACAGTGATGTACTTAAAGGTGCAGCAACGATGACAATCCTTGCAACTGCTTTATGGATTACTGGAAAGGCAGTACAAGAGTTCGTTGAAGTTGAGTGGGAAGATATGGCAAAGGCTGGCGTAGCATTACTTGGTCTTGCTGGTGTAGCAAAGTTAATGTCTGCAGGTTCAACTGAAATGATAAAGGGAGCAGCTGCTATTGCTGTTCTTGGTGGTGCTCTTTGGGTTGCTGGTAAAGGATTTGAAGTTTTCGGTGAGATGGATTGGTCAGCTATCGGTAAAGGTTTTGTGGCATTACTAGGGCTTGGTGCGGTAGCTGCTGTTCTTGGTTTAGCTTTACCATTCATTATCCCTGGAGCTATCGCAATCGCTGCATTGGGTGCTGCTCTGATTCCATTTGGTATAGCGTTTAATCTGGCAGGTCCAGCTATGGAGTCATTCGCTAAAGCCATGACATCATTGTCCGAGCTAGATGGATCTAATTTATTGAAAGTCGGTCCAGCCCTATTAGCTATTGCTGCTGGTATGACTGCAATGGGTGCTGCTCAGGCAGCAGCTGGTGTAGGAAACCTTGTTGGTAAATTCTTGTCTTTCGTTTCTGGTCAGAAAACACCAGTTGAACAGATTATCGAATTAGGTAAGAATGGTAATAATATTGCTGCAGCTGGAAGTGGTGTTGAGGGTATCGGTAAAGGTTTGATGCAGTTGTCTCAAGTAGACGCTGATAAAATCAAAGCTATTGCTGCATTACCAACTGAAAAGATCGCAGCGATGGGAGCAGCAATGAGAAGCGCTGGTCCAGTGTACGATCAATCTGGAAAGAATGCTGGCGCTGCAATCCCAGTACAAGGTGGTGCGCAAGTCATCGCTCCAGTTCAAAACAACGTGTCTGTAAATCAGAATCAAAATCAGATTAT